CAGGGATCGGCGGCCGCTGGTCACGCTCTAGCTGGCGCGTTCAATGGACCAGGCGGCCTGCCACTGTTGCTAGATCCGAATACCGGCGAGCACGCCCGCAACCAGGCTCTGTCGGACCGGGATGCGGAGCTCGCACGCATGCGGCGCTCGGGTGCCGCTGATATAGCGTCGATCTACGCCCGCTCACCTAGTGAGCTTGCCGCGGCGGCCAGAGCCCGCGCCGCCGCGGACGCGACCTCTGGCGAAGATCCTCAGGTGAGAGCGCTGAGAGTACAACAGGCGGGAGATCAGGCGCTTCTCCAGGCGGAGCACCAGCTTCAACAAGCCCAAGAGCAACGCGCCCGCTCCTACGCCGAAACGCTCGCCTCACAGCAACTGGACCTGTCCCTGATCGGCAAGACAGCCGGCGAGGTCGCGGGCGCCCAGTTCGCATTCCAGCAGTATCAACAGGTCCGCGAAGAGGCTGCCCGCAACGGCATCACGAGCGAAACGGAATTCCAGAAAGTCTTCGGCGGTGAGATCGCTATGATCGATCAAGCCGCAAAGAAGATGCAGGAATACGCGGACAGGGCCGCGAGGGCACACCTTGCATACGACCAGGCCTTCGACATCAGCCAGCTCGGCCGTTCTCCGGTCGATCAGCAGGTTGCCTCGACGGAAAAGCAATACGGTCTGCCGATCGACCTCAACTCGGCAGACGCAGCCGCAATCCGGTACGCGCTCAATGTGAAGAGCATCGCCAGTGCATGGCAGAATGTGGCCTCGGTCGGCATGGACGCGATCGACCAGCTCTCGGCGAGTGCCGCTGGCGGTTTCAAGAATATCGACGATGTGGTCAACAGCATCCTCGGCGATATCGAGAAGCAATTCATGCAGCTCGCCTTCGCTAATCCGCTGAAGAACGCGATATATGGCGCCGGCCTGCCGACGCTTGACAGCATGGGAGGTGCCGGCGCGTTCTTCTCTGCCTTGACGGGTGGGAAGTTCAATCCCGGTTCGATCCCCGGTTTGGGGCAATCGGTCGGCGCCATGACCGTACAAGCCGGTGTCGTCAACCTCAACGGTGCTGGTCTCGGAGGCGATCTCGCGGGAAGCATATCGCGTCTGTTTGCTCCCGCGAACGACAATTCGATGGCGGCTTTTGCTGCCTCGATCCGCAGCCTCGAATCGTCCGGCAACTATTCCGCTCTCGGCCCGCTCCTTTCTACCGGCGATCGGGCGTATGGCGCCTACGGCATCATGGGTTCGAACATCGGCCCTTGGAGCATGTCGGCGCTCGGCCGCAGCTTGACGCCGGATCAGTTCCTCAGCGACCCGTCCGCTCAGGACGCCATCTTTCAGAAGATTTTCGGGGGCTATCTAAGCCGTTTCGGCAATGCGAATGACGCGGCGTCGGCGTGGTTCACCGGCCGTCCTCTGTCGGCGGGAGCAGGCGCCTCCGACATCTTTGGCACGACCGGGCAGAGCTACGTTGATCAGTTCAACACCAATCTCCGCCAGATGGCGGGCGCTACTGCCGGCGCGACGGACAATCTGTCGAACTTCGGTAGCGGCCTCGGCCAGCTCGGCCAAAGCCTGCAGCAGGCGGCGACGGCCGGCGGCGGCGGTGGTGGAATATTCGGCGCCCTGAGTCATTTGTTCGGGTTCGGGGGCTCAAGTTTCGGCAACCTATTCCCGGCCGCTCCCACAGGTGTTCCGGTCAATAGTCTTACTCCAGCCGACTATGGCTTCGCGGACGGTACCTTGGGTGCTCCTCCCGGATGGGCATGGGTTGGCGAACGTGGCCCGGAGCTGATGCGCTTCCGCGGCGGCGAGCAGGTTATGCCGTCACCTCTATCGTTCGCGGTGACTCGTGGCTATGCGAACGGCACTCCTGGCATTGGCACGCTTCTCGGGACCGCCCGACCGGCCGTGGTCATCAACGACATGCGCGGCAGCGACGCGCCGGCGATTGAGCAGCGCCAGAGCCTCGATGCCGATGGCAATCCGCAGATCGAACTGTTTATCCGGCAAGCCGTCCAGGACGAGGTCACACGGCCCTCGGCAAAAACGAACCGGTCACTGCGCGGCACATTCGACCTTAAGCATGCGCTGGTGACGCGATGAACGTCTGGCCCGCTACGCTGCCGCAGTATGTTGACAGACCCAGCTATCAGTCGGGCACTGGAGATGGCCGGCTGCGATCGCCAACCGAGACTGGCATACCCAAGGTCCGTCGACGCTTCTCCGCTGTGACGCGGCCCTTGTCGGTGAAGATGTATCTGACGGCGGCACAGCTCGATATCTTCAAGGCCTTCTACTTCACGACGCTGGGCGAAGGTTCGCTGCCCTTCCAGTTTCCGTCGTCTGAAGGCGGCGATCCTCTCATCTGCCAGATTGGCCAGAACACGCCGACCTGGGTGCCGCAAGGCGTTGAGTGGATCGTCACCATGGATCTGGTGATCCTGCCATGAGGACGGTTTCCGACGTCTTCAGGAAAGCGATGTTCGACCAGGAGACGGACGAGGTACCCGTGCTCCTGCTCACCATCACGCATCCGGATCTTCCAACGACGATTCGCATCTCCTCGGACAATGCGGATCTCCTCGACTATGAACAGCAGCTTCGCGGGACCGTCAGCCGTGAGCAGGAATACAGCTTCCTGCCCATGTCGGCTTCGCTTCCGGAGGAAGGCGACGACGCCTCGAACACGATCCAGATCACGGTCGACAATGTCAGCCAGGGTCTTACGCCGGCGCTGAAATCCACCGTGACGCCGGCCACCGTCACGGCCGAGATCGTGCTTGCGAGTGCGCCCGACGACGTCGAGGTCTCGTTTCCCGATTTCGAACTGACCTCGGCCGACGTCGATGCCGGTTCGGTCAAGCTCTCGCTCACCGTCGACGTGATGGCCTCAGAGCCATACCCGGCCGACAATTTCACACCGAGCGCCTTTGGTGGGCTGTGGGCGACGACATGAGTCGGTTCGACGCTTACATAGGCCTGCCCTGGCTTGATCGCGGTCGTACGGCGGCCGGCGTCGATTGCTGGGGGCTTGTGCGCCTGGTCTATGCCGGCGAGCTGGGCATCCAGCTGCCGGACCGCGCCGGCGACTATGCGGACGCCGGCGATCGCCTCACGATCCCATCTCTTGTCGACGAAGCGCGCGGTCGGGATTGGTTGCGGATCAGCGACGGCCGCTACGACAGGCTGTTCGACGTGGTGCTGATCCGGCAGGCACCCTGGCATGTCGGTCTGGTCGTTGGACAGGGCAGGATGCTGCACATTCCGGAGGGAAAGACGAGTTGCATCGAACCCTATGTCGGTGGACGCTGGGGAAGTCGCATTGAGGGCGTTTACCGCCATTGGGCGAAGATCGGGCAACCGCTATGAACGCGCTCGTCCGCGCTCCTCTTCATGGCGAGATCCTCGCGCCCGGCGACACGGTGACTGTCGTCGCCGCGACGCACCCTCTGCGCGGCGATCGCCATGTCGTGGAAATGCCGGCCGGGTCGAGCATTGCGGAGATAGTCGAGCGGGTCTCGTCCGAGTTCGGCCTGTCGCGTTTGGCGCGCGGCGCGGACGTGTCGATCGACGGCCACCTGATCCTGTCGGAGAACTGGCACCGGGTCCGCGTCAAGGCGGGTGCCCATGTCCTTGTCCAGGGCCGCGTCGGCAAAGCTGTCGGTAATATCCTGCGATCGATCTTCATGATCGCCCTCTCGGTGCTCGCCACCTTCATCGTCGGGCCGGCAGGGCTCGGCATTGCGGGCTTGCTCGGCGGTGGCACGATCGGGGCGATCGGCGCGTCCGTCGTCGCCGGCGCCATCATGATGGGCGGCGGCCTGCTGGCGAACGCGCTGTTCCCGCCGACGCAGACGAAGTCCGCGACCAGCAATCCGTCCTATTCGATCGCAGCCGGCCGGAACGCGGCTTCGAAGTGGGGGGCGTTGCCGGTCATCCTCGGCAAGGTCCGCGCCAATCCCAAGTACGCCGCCACCGGCTACACGGAGTTCGTCGGCAAGGATCAGTATCTCCGCATGCTCTTCGTGTGGGGCTACGGTCCCATGAAGATCTCCGACATCCGGATCGGCGACACGTCGATCGACGACTATGACGATGTCGAGATAGAGACCCGAGAGGGCTATGCGGACGATCAGCCGCAGACGCTTTACCCCTCGGAGGTTGTCCAGGAAGACCTGTCGATCGAGCCCGCCTACAACGTCGCGGTGGTGCATACGAGCGCCGAGGATGCTTCCGAGATCGTAATCGATTTCGTAGCGCCGCAGGGGCTGGTGCGCGTCGATGACGACGGCGATCGCCATGCGCAGAGTTGCACATTCCTGATCGAGATGAGCCCGGCCGGCGCGAATGCATGGGTATCGAAGGGCACAGCCGT